CTTGGGCCCCCCCGGCGTCTGCACAACAGTTCCCCCAGAAAAGTTGCTTTCTGGCTTTTCTGCTGTTGGCTTTCGTCTCGAGTTAAGGTAACTCTTGACTCCTGGTTGGGCAAGTCACACCCCAATCAGCTGTAAGCAGCCATCATGGTTTGCTTCTTGACACCCCTAGTGGGGGGCGGTCGCATTTAATCGCGGCCGTTCCCTGCTAGGTCCAGACTAGGATCCATCCAAGAGAAAGGTAGGTGTGCGATGCCTGTTCGGTCTGGTATAAGCACGGCGTTTGATGCGTCGTACTACTATTGGACCGGTTCACAGAATTTGCACATACCGAAGCTATTTTACAATCAGTATGAGATCACTTCTATTGGCCATAAAGGCTGGAGAAGTGGTCTCGGCTCCGGTGATGTCGGTGGGCCGTTCCGCTTGTTCAAGGAAACGGTTAACGTCCAAGCTCCCACTATGGGGGTTGGGCCGTTTTATGGACCCCTCGTTTTCGAGGGTCAAGCTGGCGGGTGGTCAGATTTGGATACTTCATCCGACTTTGGCGCCTTACAGTACATGAGTAATGCATCCCTTGAATCTAAGGGAACCCATGCTGTAGCTCAGTCCTTACCCACAAACCCTACCGCTGACTTGTCGACTTTCGTCGGCGAGCTTCGCGAAGGGGCTCCTCGTGCCGTAGGCCTCAGTACGTTCCGCAACAAGGTAGACGTTGCCCGCTCTGCGGGTGATGAATACCTTAACGTGGAATTTGGCTGGAAGCCTATGGTTTCTGATCTTCGCAAGTTTGCCCATGCCGTTAAACACGGCAATAAGGTAATCAAGCAGTATCGGAGAGACTCCGATAAAAAGATCAAGAGGCGATATCTCTACCCCACGGAAAAGCGACTAACCATTGGTCACGGTGCCTTTGCGCATTCAGCCAGTGGAGCTTTCGCTACTGGCAGTATCTCGATTGCTGTAAGTCACAGCATGTGGTTCGAGGGCTGCTTTAGATACCATGTTCCAGTGCCCGATACTACAATGGGCAAGCTTGCTGAGTATGAATCTTATGCTAACAAGCTATTAGGTGTCAGGCTAACGCCTGAAACCGTCTGGAATTTATCTCCGTGGTCTTGGGCCGCCGACTGGTTCGGGACAACTGGTGATGTTTTGCATAACATCAGTAGTCTCGGTCGGGACGGCTTGGTAATGCAGTATGGGTACATGATGTCCACCCAAGAAAGGGAGGAAATAAAGTCTGCCGATGCGGCCGGCTTTAGTGCCCACTCTGTTGTGACAAAGAACACTGTTCTTAAACAGAGGATTCCTGCAACACCATATGGATTTGGCTTTGACCTGACTCAGTTGACAACTAAGCAGGTAGCCATCCTAGCAGCGCTTGGTATTTCCAGGCGCTAACCATCAGCATCAGTTGGTGGTTATAATTTCATAACAACTACATAACAATTTAATAGTTATGTACACCTAAGGAGTAATGTCATGTTTTCTGACCCGCAGACTATCACAATCGATGGTGTTGCACACACTCTTCCGCGCACCACTGCTGGTGACGGAAAGGGTGTTTTCTCTGAGGACGACCGTGAGGTCATTCTCAGTGTGCAGCACCAGGACGGAAAGCGGCTTCGCCGCAACATCCGTGTCGATTTCCAGAAGACCGCAGCTGATCCTATCGTGCCTGCTAATAACAAGCCGTATAGTATGTCAGCCTATCTCGTGGTCGACGTGCCCCAGTATGGGTTTACGCCGGCAGAGATCAAGAAGGTAGTTGATGGCTTTTTGGCCAACCTTCAGGCGTCTTCTGGTGCCAATCTCGTCAAGTTTCTTGGCGGAGAGGCCTGATGGCTATCTTGCTCTAACGAGCAAAGTAGCGCTCCAGGTCTCGCTAGGATGGCGGTTTTGTGCACATTATCTGTTAACCAATTCCCAAAAGATGGGTTCCTGGTCGACAGTCGTGTACTGAACCTGGGTGGCCGGATTATTCCGGCCACCTTCCTTAGCTTGGCAAGTCTGTAATTCTCAGGTCAGTGTAACATACATGACTATGGAATCCTTAGCCCCACATTAGAGGAGCAACGGATGAAAAGCCTTATGTTACTCTGGAAGGTTACGGCCGAAGAACTCGGTCGTATGTGTTGCACAGACACCAGCCGTGATTATCAAACTGTCACGGCACGGTCGGAGTGCGAGGGATTGTCGTTTCTGACAATCACTCTACCTGACTTCGGTAAAGCGTTCGAAAGAGCGCTGGACGAAGGTAAGGTAAGGAGCGACTCGTTTCCTGGTTTCAGGATGCGAGCAGGTCTCCCCCAATTTCTTGGGGGTTTCCTCTCCCGTATTTTCGACCGTTCAAGCGGTGTACTTCTGGATGTACCTGACGTGGATTCCATCTTTTCGATACGGCAGCTTACGCTAATGTTCGGAAAGATCCTTATTCCCTGCAGTGATGCAAGGTTGAAAGGCGCCATTGATGCGTACAAACAGTGTGATATCGAAGTTAGAGAGTGGAACAACACTACCTGTCTGGCTGATTTACAGAGCCTTGAGCAGGTATTCACTCTTCTTTATGGCAACATACTCGCCGGTGTTAACGATGATCTCGTTAGCAATCGGCTGTTGCCTAAGCATGGTCCTGGTGCCACTGCTGACCGTCTCCGCGGAAACGCGAAGTACGATCAGTATGAGAAATCATCGTGGCCAATACGCTTGGACCGTCATTTTCCTTACGGAGAATGGTGTGTTCCTAGCTGGGGCGATTATCGCCTCGTGGACCGTGCTAACTTCGTCGAACCTGGTGCTGAGACTCCTGTAAGGGTAGTCTTTGTGCCTAAAACGCACAAAACGCCACGAGTGATTGCCATCGAGCCTACGTGTATGCAATATACACAACAAAGCCTAATGGAATCATTCGTGAAACGCCTTGAATCGAAGTTTGTTGACAACGATTGGTTCGCTGATCGTATCAACGTGGTTCATGGAATGATCGGGTTCACGGATCAAGAGCCTAACCGACTCTTGGCACGTGAGGGATCCCTATCCGGGGATCTAGCTACGCTAGATCTTAGCGAGGCATCTGATCGCGTTTCGAATCTGCATGTAATTGAGCTGCTAAGGCGGCATCCGAGTTTGTCGGGTGCCGTCCAAGCATGCCGCTCAACGAAGGCAGATGTGTTTGGTGAGGTCATCGACCTTGCTAAATTCGCGTCTATGGGTTCTGCGCTCTGCTTCCCAATGGAGGCAATGGTATTTCTAGGGATAATCTTCCTAGGAATCCAAGATGCGCAAAGTACCCGTTTGACCAGGAGACAGATCCTTTCGTTTTCTGGTAAGGTGCGAGTCTTTGGGGATGATATCATTGTTCCCAAAGAATACGTGCACCATGTGGTCCAGCGCCTTGAGTCTTTTGGCTTCAAGGTGAATGCTGGCAAGAGCTTCTGGAACGGCAAGTTCCGGGAGTCTTGCGGTAAGGAATTTTTCGCGGGCGAGGATGTTTCAATTTCTCGCGTACGTATGGAATTCCCATCGCCACATGATGACGTTTCGGAGAGGCATGAGAAGATCATTAAATTGGTCTCTCTCAGGAACCAGTTCTATATGACTGGTCTTTGGGGTACCGCAAGGTACCTTGAAGGTGAGATCCGAAGGGTAATTAAACACTACCCGACGGTCGCACCCACCTCTCCTGTGCTAGGCCGGTGGAGTGTTTGTGGTTTCAATTACGAAATTCACAAATACCACACCGATACACACGCCCCTTTGGTTAAGGGTTACGTGCAAAATTCACGACCGCCGAAGAGTAATATCAGCGGTCGTGGTGCCTTGCTCAAGAGCTTCCTTAAGCGCGGCGAACAGCCGTTTGCCGACGTGAAGCATCTGGAACGTCAGGGACGTCCGCAGTCCGTCAACATAAAGCTGCGGTTTGCCCAACCGTTTTAACGGTTGGGGCGGTATGTAGCCCTAGATACCACTCTAGGATACCG